TGAATCTACATGGAACCCCACCGCTGTTGCCAGGTGGGTCAAGACCAACAAGGATCGTATTGGTCGCCATGTAGTGAGAGGGTTGATACCTCTCTTAATGTCTCCGAGTTCACTGGTTACGGTGAACTACCGACTCTTGAAGTGCGCTTTTGCGTTACGATACGGTCTACCACGAACGTGGCGCTTCCCCACCTTCGGAACAAAGAACTTCGGAAAGTTCTTGAAGTTCCTAGGGTGGTTGGCAGGACCTGTCATCGCTAACGGCGCCCCTTACATCAAGGAGTGGTGTTTCAGATCAAGGAAACACGCCTTGGAAAAGGAGCGCCAACCGCAAAAGGCACTAAGACAGTTCTTGGCTTCGACACTCTCTAGGAGTCTACTGATCAAGGTAGACCCAAAGAGTGTTAGGCAAAGCACCAAGGACTGTATCAAGAGATTTCGTTCACCTGCTCTACAGGGATCCAGACCCGTTGCAGAGGCACTAGAGGCGTTCGCTTTCACAGCTGGACGCTCGGCTCTAGGCCGTCTGCACAAGAAGGACCCTGCACGACAGATCCCATGCCCTGCACCAAGCTACAAGAGCTGCTTGTCGCCAGGATGGACAATGCCGGACGGCTCGAGGAGAGGAAACTCTCGAGACGTATCCGACGACCTGTGGATCATCAACCAACTTTGCCAGCAACCGCGATCACGCGCTATGCCGACGAGACGACTCAAAGGAGGAGGAGCTTCGCATGAAATTCGATCAGAATTCCACGCGGACAACCTTCGGTCCGGGGGTCTCATGGAGGTTGAGAGTACACGATGGTCAGAAGGAGAACCCATTGCGGCGAACCGCGGGTTCCCGGCACTAGGACCGACTTTACGAGAAAAGGCGTACCGCCCCGACGTGCATTTTACCGCGATTGTTAGGAGCGCAGCGGGCGAAGAATTCGCCCACCGTGTCACAATCCTGGGTAAAACCCGTACTATACTGACAGTGAAGGAGGCCTGGAGGGCCCACGCACTGCAGTACGAGGCGGCCGTTCTCAGAAAGAAGGTCCAATCCCAGCGAGTATCAGCAATTGTACAAACCACGCCGGAGGACTACGACCGGACTCAGCTATCCCCGTTGAGAGCGTACCGTCTAGCCAGGTTCTTGACATATACCAGCCCCAAACTTGAGAACTCCTACCACCATCCCGTGTCAATCAACACGATAACGGAGAGAGGAGGAAAGTTGAGGTCGGTGTCAAGCCATCCTAGCTATTTGGCACACTTCAGCAGGTGCATAGCCAAGCACTTATTACCAATCCTGAAGGACATTGCAGTTACAAGAGACTCGCTCCGTAACTACAACATCACTCTGAAGAATAGAGACCAAAGATCTCGTCTCTATTCTGCAGATCTAGACAAAGCTAGCGACTGGATTGACCATAAGGTCGGACGTAGTGCACTCCGTGGTATGCTACAAGGTGCAGGGTTATCCCCTCCAGAGGTCGAAACAGCAATGCGCTGCCTCGAGCCGTATCGCATCGTCACAGAAGAAGGTGACGAGGATAACGGCGCCGAGACAACTCGTGGTGCCCATATGGGACTTGGCACCACTTGGACCGTGCTGTCGATCATGAACTTCTTTGCGGCAAGAGCGGCCGGCGTACCTGACGGTTCATTCAGGATATGCGGCGATGACTTGATTGGGCTTTGGACCCCGGAACAAGTCCGCTTTTACGAACAAGCACTCTCCGACTTAGGCCTTAAAATAAACAAGACTAAGTGTTTTATGGGCGTAAGAGGCGTGTTCTGCGAGAAGTTACTCTGGATTACTTCTTCAGATCGAAGAAGGGGGAATGTCGCGGAGCAAACAGGTACCCAAGACCCCACTCTTAGGGAATGCTGGCCAGAGACCGAGTATATGGACC